AACCGTTGTCATTTTCAGCTAGTGACCTTGAACTGATCGACGCCCGCCGCTACTCAGCGCAACAAATATGCACCCTGTTCGGTGTGCCACCGCACATGGTCGGTGTCGCCATGGACGGAAACAGCATGACGTACAGCAACGTCACACAAGACAGCATCCAATTTGTGCGATACACGTTGCGCCCATGGCTGTCACGCGTTGAACAAGCATTGTCAATGCTGCTGCCAAGAGGACAAAACGCACGTTTTATCCTTGACGACATGTTGCGGGCCGACACTGCCACCCGCTACGCCGCCTACGAAACCGGTTTGCGTGCCGGATTCCTCACAATCAATGAGGTACGCACAATGGAAGATATGACGAACGCCACAAGTACGGAGCCGATGCCCAATGGGTGAACTAATCACGCGCACCGTCGAATTCGCCGGATTTGAAGTGCGAGCAGACGACGACGGACACCACCTAGTAGGAATTGTGGCCCCATTCGGCGCAATCTATGACGCCGGAAGCTATTTGGAACGGTTCGCCCCAACCGCATTTGACAAAACGATTGCGGAACGTGGCTCACGCATCCCACTGTTAGAACAGCACGCCACCGACCGCATGCCTATCGGACGGGCAGTCAACTGGGAAAAAACAAATGACGGGCTCATTGCGGATTTCCTGTTGGCAAACACCCATCGTGGCGAGGAAGCACGGGTACTTGCCATGGACGGGTTTGTGTCCGGTTTCAGCGTCGGGTTTATTCCGGTGCGCACCCAGTCATCCGAAATGAACGGTAGACCATTGCGCACCCGCACGGAAGCCAAATTGGATCACGTCGGGTTTGTACGTAACCCTGCGTACAGTGACGCACAGTTGATTTCGGTACGGTCATTTGACCCGGACGACGAACAGCAAGTGCCACGGTTGGCGAAATATCGACACATGATGAGGAACACCAATGGCTAGTTTTGGCAACGTAACCATTGGCGACACAGCCACAAAAATTTTGGATGCCAACGACGTGTACCGTCCTGTGTGGATAAACACAGTTGACAACACCACCGTGTTTATTGGTGACACGTCCGCTGTCACCGCGTCAACCGGTTTGCCGATCGTCAAAAACAATGTGCCGTTGTACGGGCAGTTAGCACCGGGTCAGGAACTTTGGGGTATCTGTACGTCAGGTCAAAGCGAAGATGTGCGATATTTCACGCACGTTGACTGACGGACCGTCTGTTATTATTCCGTGTTGACCGCCGACAGGCCACGCCGCGCTAGGCAGCGCACCTGACTGTCACTGTCAGAACCCATCCGAACAGTATTGGAGAAACTGACCGTGAAGCTGCTTGACCAGTTGGTTGCCGAGCGTGCCGAAATCGCCACCGCCGTTGAAGCGGTGTTGGATCGTGCCGCAGAGGAAACCCGCGACCTGACCGAAACCGAAGATAAGAACCTAGGCGACCTCACCGAGCGTGCCAAGGCCCTTGACGCCCGTATTGCTGACCTGCGGGAAATTCAGGTCAGCCACCTTGAAGCCGCAAAGCTGCGTGCTGAGGTTGCCGCCACCCCCATTAGCCCTGCTCAGGAGCAGCCCGCCGTGAACCGCATTGACGTAAAGAGCGAGCCGCTCACCTACGAGCAGAACGCCCCGCACTCATTCTTCCGTGACTCATACGCCGCAGAATTCTTGGGCGACGTTGCCGCTCAAGAGCGGTTGAACCGTCACATGGGCGAGATGCGCACCGAACTGCGTGATTCCGGATCGGGCAACTTTGCCGGACTGGTTGTGCCGCAATACCTCACCGGACTGGCTGCGCCGTTCCTCCGTGCAGGCCGTAACACCATGGACGTTGCGAACGGTCTGCCGCTTCCCGGCGACGGGCTCACCGTCAACATCTCGCGCATCACCACCGGTTCGTCCGTTGCTGCGCAGGACGGTGACAACGGTGCCGTGACCGAAGCCACACCGGATGACACCCTGTTGACCGTCAATGTTCGCACCTATGCGGGCATGGTTGACGTGTCCCGGCAGGCCCTTGAGCGTGGAACCGGTGTTGACGGACTGTTGGCCGCTGACCTTGTGTCCGCATACAACAGCAAGGTCAACGCCGATGTCATCAACGGCGATGGCACCTCCGGCACGCACCTTGGCATCCTGAACACGTCCGGCATCGGTGACGTTGACGTTGACGACGCCAGCCCCACCGCCTACGAGACCTTCCAAAAGATCGTGAAGGCCATCGGCACGGTGACCGCTGCCCGCTACGTGCAGCCCGATGTCATCATCATGCACCCCCGCCGTTGGGCGTACATTTCGGGCGGGCTTGACTCGTCGAACCGTCCGTTGGCCGGTGTCACGGTTGCCACGTCGCAGAACATCATCGCCCTTGGCAACCCCGGTGCCTACGGTGTCGCCGCTGGCGAGATCGCAGGTGTGCCAGTCGTCGTTGACGCCGGCATTCCCACCAACCTTGGTGCGGGCACCAACGAGGACGCCATCATCGTGGCGAACCGTGCTGACCTTGTGCTGATGGAGCAGGCAGCTAGCCCGCTCATGCTGCGCTATGAGTCGGTCGGTTCCGGCACCCTCACGACTCGCATGGTGGTCTACGGATATTCAGCGTTCACCGCTGGCCGTTACCCCGGTGGTGTCTGCAAGGTGCAGGGTACGCTGCTTTCTGCGACCCTCTGACAGTCCGTCCCGGTTCCGTAGTGCCCTCCGCTACGGAACCGGGACACCCCCATGTAGGAGACAGCAACGATGGATAAGTACGTGCAGAACCTCATCAAAGCCGGGGCGAGCCCGCACCTCATCGCTAAACTGTCAACCCTTCCCCCCACGCCAACACCGCAACCCCCTGCGGTGGAAGAGCCGGTGCAGGACAACACGCACGGCAGCGACGATCCTGCACCGGCTCCGAAGCGTGGCAAGCCCCGCAAGGCTAAGTAATGGCGTACACAACCACTGCGCTGGTCAAAGCGTCATTGGGCATCCCGGCATCAGTCACGTCTGAGGACACCGCCATAGGTGCCGCCATTGCAGCTGCGCAAGCACTGATCGACAATTACACTGGGCGCACCTTTGAAGTGTCTGACGTGTCAACCCGCACGTATCTGCCCCGTACTGCCAGCATCCTTGACGTGGATGACATCGCAACAGCAACCGGGCTTGTTATCAAAGTTGATAACGACCAAGACGGCACGTTTGAAACCACGTTGACCGTGACCACCGACTATGTGCTAGTTGGCAACACCACCCCGTATCGGACGGTCACCAACGTCAATAATGGCTGGCCGTTGTCCATTTATGGACGCCCCACCGTTGAAGTGACCGCCAAATTTGCGTACAGCGAAACAGCACCGGACAACATCAAACAGGCTGCGTTGCTGTTGGCCTGCCGTTTGTATCAGCGCAAAGCGTCACCCCTTGGTTTTCAAGCCGGTGCCATCGCAGAATTCGGGCCCGTCCGCATCTCACGCACCGACCCTGACGTTGCTGCCCTGTTGCAAGGTACAAAACTGTTCGGGGTTGGCTGATGGCCGACTACGGCACAATCAAAGCTGCGTTGGCTGACGCCCTAGAAGCGTCCACCGCCATTGAAATAGCGTTTGAGAACCCGCCGGACGTAGCCATAACCCCATGCGCCATCATTGTGCCCGGTGGCATCGCCGTTGAATACGGTGACGCTATGCAACGTGGCCTCATCAAAATGTATTTCACAGCCACGTTCATGGTGCAACGGTTTGATTTTGACAACAACATTGCCCGCCTAGACCCGCTCATTTATGGCACTGACAGCGTTGACCAGCTGATAGCGACGGATCGCACGTTGAGCGGTACGGTTTCCTACGCCAACGTGGTTTCATGCACTAATATCGGCAACATCGGCTACGGTGACGAAATCTACCTAGGTGCCGAATTTGAAATCGAAGTGATGGTGGAACCATGACCAAGTTGTATTGCGTCACATCAGACAAGTTGCGTGGCTACGCTCGTGGCGAAATCGTCACGGAACAAGACGTGCCGGGGTGTAACATTGTGGCGTTGGTGGCCTCAGGCCACCTGCAATTGCAGGACGAGTCAACCACGGCTGAACAGGCCACTGAGACTGAGGACGAAACCGAATGAGCAAGTTTGTCAGCACTGACTACAGCGTCACCGTGAACAGCGTTGACCTTTCCGACCATGTGCAGTCAGTCGCTTTTGACGTGAATTCCACGGAAGTTGACGTGACCTGCATGGGTGACGTGTGGGATCAAATGGTGGGTGGACGCAAGCGTGCATCCGGTTCGGTCACGTTCTACCAAGATTTTGAAGCCAGCAGCGTTGACGCCACCGTGAACGCCCTCATTGGCACGACCACCACGCTGGTGTTCCTCCCCACGTCAAGCGCAGTAGGGGCCACCAACCCTGAGTACACCATCACGGGTGCGCTCATCACCGGCTACAACCCGGTTGCCGGAACTTACGGTGACGCCGCCATGACCGTGATGACGTGGACGGGTGGCACGCTGGCACGCGCCACAAGCTGACCGGAACACAACTTAGGAGGGTGACGGCATGTCAATGTTGCCGTACAACGTCGAAGTCACCATGAAAGATGGTGAACCGCACGAATACGAAGTGTCAATGGGTGCGCTCATTGCGTGGGAAGATTTTCACACCGACATGACGTTTCGTGACTGGCAGCTGAAGCAGACATGGAAAGGTCTTGCGTACCTTGGTTATGCCTGCATCAAAGACACCGGTGCGACGCTGAAGCCGTTCAAAGAGTGGGCACCTACTGTTCGTGAGATTCGTCTAGTCCCAAAAGACGAAACGTAGAGGGACGCCCACGGGTCAACACTCATTTTGCCCGTGAGATAGCCCTAATGTCGGTGCGTACTGGTATCGCCCCAACCGACCTGTTGGCAACCCCTACAATAGTGCTACAGGAAATGCGTGCAATCCTGTTGGAGCAGCAGAAAGGTTGACCGGTGGCCGACGTTGTGAGCCAAGTTGAAGCGGTACGTGCCCGTGGTGCTGACGTTGGCGTATCCATTGAAGGGCTCAACAAACTGCGCCGGGGGCTCAACAAACTTGACGAAGCCGCCAAACAGGATTTCAAACTAGCCGGATACAACGCCGCACAAATTGTGGTTGACGAAGCAAAACGGTTGGTGCCTGTTCGCAGCGGCAAACTTGCCAAATCAATTCGTGCCGCCAAAGTGCAGTCCGGTGGCAAGGTGTACGCCGGACGTGCCAGTGTTCCGTATGCGGGCCCGATCCATTTCGGTTGGGCGAACCGCAACATTCGCCCCAACCCGTTTTTGTACGATGCCGCTGATCGTCGTGTGAACGAAGTGATGGATGCGTACTTGGCGCAAATCTACGAAATTTGGAATAGGAACGTCTAATGGCTAGCAAAAAAGCGTCCATCTCAATCAACGTTATTGCTGACGCTGCACGGGCCAAAGCGGGGTTGGCAGAAGCGGAACGTGCCGCCGGGTCACTTGACACCCAATTCAAAAACCTTGCGAAAACTGCGGTGAACGCTTTTGCTGCACGGGAAATTGTCAATTTTGGTAAAGAGGCAATAGGCGCAGCATCAGACCTTGCGGAAAGTGCGAACGCTGTTGCTGTCACGTTCGGTGACGCGGCTAGCGGCATCATGAAATTGGGTGAGGAAGCATCCAAAACGGTTGGTTTGTCGGCAAAAGATTTCAACGCATTTGCTGTGCAGTTCGCCGGGTTCACCCAACAGCTGACAACCGCTGACCAAGACATCGTAGACGTGACCGACACGTTGACAACTCGTATTGCTGATTTTGCATCGGTGATGAACCTTGACATTCCCGACGCCGCAACAAAATTCCGGCAGGCCCTCTCCGGCGAAACAGAGGGTATGAAACAGTTTGGCATCGACGTATCAGCGGCTGCCGTGCAGTCATATGCGCTTGCGAACGGGATCACCGACAGTGCTGCGTCAATGACGGAAGCGGAAAAGGTGCAGGCCCGCTACGGGCTCATCATGGAAGAAACCGCCAAGATGTCAGGCGATTTCGCTA